AACGGTATGCCCAAAATAGTTCTGGGTCTTGTTTCCAAAACTCATCTGCTGACATACCGTACTGAAGTGCATAAGGAAATAATTCCTTAAAATATTCAGTTAAGTTCGTGTGCTTATTTTCTTCTAAATTTGCGTCTACCCTTTTACTATCTTCGCTTTCTTCTTCTTGCTGTTTGATTTTGTATCGGTTAGGGCATACACAAAATTTGTATACTCTTCAATAAGGAAAGAAATAACTTCCATAACGTCGCCTTTATCTTCCTCTTTTTCTGCGTCTGCATTTGCATAATCAATCATTAATTGATGTGCTTCTAATTCAGTAAGTTCACCATGTTTAGTAATCAATCCTGCAACCCAGAATAAATCAACGTATGTGAACATCTTTTTATCTAACTCGCCAAAATTCATTCCTCTTGCTTCAAGCCATTTAATCGCTTCACGAGTTAAGCAAAAAGTATATTCCTTTCCTTTAATTTCGATAGTACATGTATTCATTTATTTATCTCCCTTTTAAAAACTAATTTGCTGTTAATAATGTAGTAATTTCACTTGCTGTTTTGATTGCTGGTGATACTGATGGAACTGTATGTAAAGTAGCCTCTACTACTGAACCAACAGATACCTCATTAATCCAAGTTTGACATTGTCCCTTATAAGTGAATCCTGAACCATCTTGGTATTTAACCAATAATTCTTGTTCAGAACCATCACATATAGCACTAATAGCAGTATAATTTGCTTCGGTATAATTGTAAGTGTAATCCATATCACCATTATCTGGTCTATCTGGAATATAAGTTTTAGTTGGACTCTTTAAAGTAGTTGTTTCTAAAGTTCCACCTGCTTGTCCACTTGCTGGAACACTTTTAATTTCAATTAACTCTGCATAATTACCGTTCTTTTTAGCATATAATGTGATGCCTACATCACTTTGTGCAGTAATTCCGTTCATTAATTACCTTTCTTAATTTATAGGATAAATAACTAACTTATCCTTAAATTTCGTATCTACTTTGCACCTAGATTGAACTAGGTTTCTATAAACTGATGTATCAGCGTTTGGTATATCTAAAGAAACGTTGACACTCATTCTATAAACATCTTTAAAAAATGTTTCTATATGTCTTGTTATTTCATCGGCAATAGTAGCACTTGCTAAATCACCATCTTGTATAGCATATACATTTATTTCAAGACCAAAGTTAAATATTTCATCACCATATTTTAAAGTGGTAAAATAACTGTCTCTTGGTAATTGCTTAACAATCACTTTCGGAAATTTTTTATTTTCAACTTCCTTTTTATAAATGCTAGGTTCATATATTGATGTTCCTAATAAATATGTTTTTAGTTCTTGATAAATTTTATCGTATAACCCTTGTATTCCGTCAATCATCAATACATATCTCCTATTGTCCTAGTGACTGAAACTTGAATTGTTTTTGGAAGTTTCTTTTGAGTTTCTAACAACGCTTGATAGAAAATATGTTTAGCAGTGAGACCATGAGTAATACCCTCATATCCTTTACTATCATTATGAAAATACCAGCCTTTTTCGCCTTTTCCACTTTTATTTACAGTATATGCAAAGGCATCTGCCCAGTCGTCCTGAGTTCCTTTTATACCCGTACCAAACTCATGAAAAATTATAACTATATCAGTTGTTGATATTTTTCCATTTTCAACATCGCATTGTATATTACCTATATGAGATGATAGATTATTTTCTTTCATCTTTTTACATATGAAGTCATAACACTCTTGCGTGGCTTCCTTTATTCCTTTTTCAACACCAGTTTTATATCTTTGTTTATAAAGTGTAACTTGTTTTGCTAAGTTACCAAAACTGTCTTTACTTAGTGTTACATTTAGTTGTGTTTTTGCCATTTACTTTAGGCTTTTCCTCTTTAGGTTTAGACTCAGTCTTTTTGATTTTGATTGTTTTATAACCAAGTTTTAAAAAACTATCTAAATCACCTTTAGGAACTTTAACTTTCGTAACTCCATTAGTTATTTCTATCATTTTCCTATCAGCCTTTCAAAATATATTGCTATTGCTCTATTTTGGTTTCTTGGCGGATATAAACGATAATTAGCGTTTGCTCCGTTTTTTATCTCGCCTTCTGGTGTAACATCATCTAAATATGCTACATCATTTTCATGAAATATACCTTTATACCTTATTGGGATTATGGCTTTCTGTATCATACTCGCCTTTTCTCCAAATTCCATAAGTTCAACTTCTGATAAGGTGGGTTGAACATTAAATTCATACTTAATTGGCTTATCATAGGTTATAACCATGTTTCCATAGTCATCTTCAACTTCGCCTAGTTTAGAGGCTATATAAATCGTTTTATTCCATCTCATCGTGGTACATCTGCTTTTGGTGTCAATTCATTTAATAATGACTTTGATATTAAACCATCAGCCTTTGTATAAGATAAACCATTTTCAGAATATGATATATATCCTTCTTGTCCCATTGAATTATAAAGTTCAATAGCACATCTCGTTTGCCAATTTGTATATCTGTCAGGTAATTCGGTTATTTCTTTATTAAATGGATAAAGAGTGTCTAATGCGATATATTTAGCATCTATTAATTTTGACTTGAATAGGTCATCTTTAGATGTATCATTAATATCCTCTAGAATCTCCAATCTCATTTTTTGTAATTGTTGTTCTTCTGTCATTAAACACTTTTCTCCAATTCGTTTTTATCTCTATTATCCTTTTGTTTTAATTTGTACAATCGGAATAAATTTATGGTTGAAGTATTTTTTATTTTCGCCCTCTTTACCGTTATTAACTAAAGCCCAGTTTGCTCCGTTTGCTAAATCAGTATCTTCTGGTGATAAAAGATTTGCGTTTGTAAATGAGATTCCCATTGGTGCGAATAATTTTCTTTGTTTAGAAATTAATTCAGTTTGCCCACCGTTTTTCTTTTCATCACGTACCATTGCATATGCTTTATAAACACCACAATCTGTATATTCTATAGCACCTTTACCCAAAGCATAAGTTGTATAAACACCTGTTGTTTCATCAACTGGCATATTGTCATCTATGATTACTAATCTACCATTTAAAGTAGCGATTTCTAAATCTCTTGTGATACCATCTTTGTCGGTATATTTTAAATATTCTAAAAGTTGTAAATTTTCAAGGTTAGTAGCAACATCAGAGTGCATAATAATCATTTTAATTAATTTCTTATTTTGTCCTAACGCTTGGTTAGTCGCTGAATTTAAAGTTGTTACTTCAAATTTGCCATCAACTTCATAAGTGTGTTTTGTAGCAAATTCTGGAGCAACTGTGTCGTCCATTGCAAAGATTCCTTTTAAGATAGCAATTATAGTATCTTGGTCAATATCTTCCCAATATCCTGCAACTTGTTCTGCAACGTTATCCATAAAGTCTTTCCCAGTAATATCTGCTGAAAAGTCTTTTTCAACCCAACCTTTTGCTCTACCTACAACAATTTTACCTTGAGTAAAAGTATCAGTGCTATCACAAACAATGTCTGTTTTACCATCATAATTTAACGCTTTACCACCAATTAATCCAGTCATTGGTTCTACTATATAGTTACCACCTACTTGGTCTGGTAATCTAGTTGCTAATTCTTGATTTGGTGCTAAAACACCACTTTTTAAAAGTTCGTTAGTTCTATGCTTAGGTACTCTTTTTACATATTTTTGAAATACTTCTCCATTAAATGTTTTCTCATCAAACATTCTTGGCATTAAAATCTCCTATTATTGACTTAGTTCTGCGTATAATTCTGGGTTTTCATTAGCAAAAGCCATTTCTTCAGAATACGTCATATTGTCTAAGTCTTCTTTTGTTATTCTCTCTTCTTCTCCAGCCCCTGAATTAGGAGTTGGTGTGTTGTTTAATAATTTTGTTGTTGTTTCTTTTTCAACTGTTTCTTTTTGTTTGGCTAAAATGCCTACAAAACTATTTGCTTTTCTAATTGATTCATTTTGGTCTGCTCCAATTAAATCTGCAACGATTCCTTTATACTCTTCTCCGTAATTATCTTCACTAATACCATTTTCGGCTAAGATTTTAGATATAGCAGTTTCGCTCTCTAACTTTGCGATTTGTGCTTCACGTTTTTCGAGTTCTTTGATTTTTGCTTCTTGTAATTCTTCAGCAGATAAGTGCTGTTTTTGCAATTCATCAAATTGTGTTTTTAAATCTGTTTTTTCCGTTTCAACGTTTTGAAGTCTTATTGATAAATCATTGTATTTATCTTTAGGGACTGTAAATAGTGGTATTACTTTCGCGATAGCATCCACTCTATCCTTAACATCTACAATAGTTTCATCATTTAATATTTCTTCAATTCTGTCTTTCATTAAAACCTTTCTATGCTTAACTACGAGTTTATTGACGTTCGTGGGTCAAATAAGCATTTGCATTTATACTCAGCATATAGAGTTGACTATTTATTCGGTCTATTTTAATAGCGTTACCTATTAAAGTAGATATGGTCTAGCGTAAAGGATTTGAACCTCTAGTCCCTGCATCCCAAATGCAGTGTCATACCAAGTTAGACCAACGCTAGATATGGCATGTCGACTTAGACTCGAACTAAGACTAACGGTTTTGGAGACCGATGTGCTACCAATTACACTATCAACATATATAACCCTCTAGGCTTGTGCCTGTTGGGTATTATTTTCATCTTGTTTGTTATTTACATCATTTTCATCAGTTTTACCAAATTGATTTTCTGTAAAATTTTCTTTTGAAGAAGTAGCATTCCACCAACTATCTCCAAAAAAATCTTTACTCTCTTCAACCACAGCATTAGCATCACTAAATAATCCAACTGCACTAAATGCTGATTTTGGTGATACTTTTGCATTCATTAAATTAACTAATGATTGTGTTTTAACAAGTAAGTTATCTGATTTATTACGTTCAAATTTTGCCTCAACTTCCTCTGGTTCTAAAGAAGTAATCTCACAATTAGGATTCTTCTTACAAATACTTAAAACTAATTCAAGCATTTGAAATTCTCCATCTTTAAACATTAATTCATCTTGATCTGCACGAAGGTCAGCCATAGTCCAACCATCACCTAGTTGTCTTGCTTCACCAGTGTCACCACCGCTTGTTTTAGTTGAAGGTATAGGAATACCAATTATATTAAGCATGTTACTAAGTGTTCTTGAATAGAAAATATTTGTATTGGAATGGTCTAAATTATTTATTAACAACTTGACATCAGCAGGAGTTGTTGGGTTTTCCGTTTTAACCTTAACTGCTCCCAAATCCATTAATTCTTTAAATGTTTTAGCATCAATGTCGTTATTAACAAATACTACTAACGCTTGAATTGCTTGTTCTAATCCGTCCATATCGCCTGAGGCTATCTTATTTAAAGCATTTCTCATTGACATAGATACTTCAACGATTCCTAAACGAGATTTATTTAAGTGGTATTCAATAATTGGAATCTTACCTAAAATGTGTGGTATTGGATTTCCAATATCTTCTACACGACCTAATGAAAAAGTAAATTCATAATATTCAGTTTCTGTATAAAGACTACCTCTATAAGCCCACGCATTATTTTCTTTATAAGCATAATAGGTAACGCCAAATAAAGGTTTATTTCCAGTAGCCCTTTCATAAACAATGAATGTATTTTTACTGTTTAAATTAGTAATTTCAAAAGGTACTTTTTTGTTTTTACTAGGAAGTACTAATCTATGTGCAATTCCGTTATTATAAAGGCTTTCTGCCAAATCTACATCTTTACGATGCTTTCTGTTAAAAGTCATATATTTATTTAAAACAGATATTTCATCACTTACTGTTTCACCAACCTGTACATATTTAACTGGTTTACTAAATACATAACTTTTCTTAAATTCAGTCATAAAGAAAGCGTAGTTTTCAACCACAACATTATTAATTTCTGGTCTTACTATATTTTCTTTTAAAAGAATTTCTTGTATTCCTGTATATTCATCTTCTAAATACTGAATATCTGCTTTATTAGATAAATGTAAAGGAAATACTTTATTTAAAATTTCAGTAATGACTTCTTTATTTAAATCATTTTGCGTATATGAAGCATATAAAACTTTTCTGCCATGACAATATCTTCTTTTCATTAAAACTCCATCATTACCCTATTTTTAACCAAATAAAAATGGGAACATAAACTCTACAATTAAATTGCAGTGCTTATGCTCCCACCAAAGCAAGATAAATATGAATTTTCACATCTATCTCACCAGTTATACCATACAAAAGTTCGCTTGTCAAGGGCTGGATGTACCTTTTTAGCAACTTTTTTCATTTTTTTATTTAAATGCCATACTCTCTTCTATTTATAGGTATAGGTTTACTATAATTTCCTTTACCTATAATTATTTCACTAGCCATCATTGAAGAAGCATCTGGTGCGTCATCGTGTTTAGATGGATAATCAAATGAATATTCGTTTAGGTTCTTCATATATCTACCATAATCACTATTAGGTAAGTATTTATTTTTCTTTTTAAATTTAATTCTACTTCTAACGATACCCCTATTATCTTTGATACGTTGTTCCTTGTTAACTGTATTATATTTTTCTCTAATTACACAATTGAAGTATCCACGTTCATGAAGTTTCATTTCTATTAGTGGTTTTAATGAAGTATCTGTGTTGTTTTCTATAACAAAATCTACAACATCATGTTCAATAATTTTATCTACAATTTCATCATATAAATCTGTCATAGGTTTTTGTTTAAAGATACAATCTATCATATAATAAAAATCATTATCACCATGTTTATGAATAGGCATAGCAACATTATCTTTACCCTTTCTGGCAGGGTCTAATACTGCATAACTACCGTTTGAATATGCAGGACTACCATCTTCATGCAAAGGGAGTTCTTCAAAATGAAGTAATAATTCATCTGCAAATTCACGCCCTGTTGGTGCGATTGGATTCTGTTGATATACACAACTGAATAAAAACTCATCGGTTGTCTTTTTTATTTGTTCTGCTTTTGTCTGAGGATAAACAATAGGACAAGTTGTCTTATTATTTTCATCCAACATAGGAACACGTATAACTACTGTAGAACTATCTTCACTTATCCATGTGTATTTGAATTTAGGGTGTGGTTTTAAAGGTGATACTGCTTCTCTATCGTCTATTATTCTATTTAATATATCTTCTGGGGACCATTGTGTCCCTACAAACACATAAGTAACAGGGTCTTCTGTACGTCTATTAAACCATTCTGTATTCCAACTATCATACAGTTGCTGGTGTATTGTAACATTATTGGCTTCTTGTGCACCTTTAGTCATATCATCAAAAACTTCAGCAAACGAAGCACGTTCTCCTGTTGTTGAACCAAAACGAGTACGAGCAATATGATTAGATTTAGCGACTTGTGCATTCTTTATTTTCCAGTCCGATTCTCTTTCAACATCAAAAGGCTTTCCATTATATAAACTAAATGAAGGAAATATTTCAGCAAACTTAGGGTCACTTATATATGATTTTATAGTACGGCTAAATCCAAGTACTAATTCATCAGAATATGATAAACGAAGAACAGAATTACTTGTATTCATTCCGATTCCCCACGCCGAATATAAATTCGCTATATATGATTTACCCATTGATGGAGCGAATGAGGCTACAATATATTCCAAATTAGGATTAAATGCTGATTCATCTAATGCCCATACATATGAACCTAAAACATCTCGCCTATTAGCATATACCTTTTTAGGCATATCCCATTCCATATAATCAATAAAGCATTCAAAATCACGTCTAGCACAAAAAGCATATAATCTTTTATACAAGTCAAAGAAGTCACCCATTAAATTAACTGATGACTTTTCGACTGTTTTTTCTAACACTGGAATAATTTTGTTTTTTCCAAACAAACACGCTTTACGAGGTTCTTCTATAAACCACGATTCTAAAACTTGTAAAGACATGTTTGCTACATCTAATTTATCTGTCTCAGCATATTTACCTTGCTTTGATTTTAATATTTCAACAATATCTTTTAATGCTGATTCATATTTGTTTTCTTGCTTTGGCTTTTTTATATTGATTTTTTCACCGATTTTATAAGCCATTTATTATTTTTCCTTTAGTTGTTCTCTTAATTTTTTATTTTCCAATTCAAGTTGTTTAATATATTTTCTATCTGCTTTTTTCATTTCGTTTAATATTTTATTATTATTCATTTGAATATCTAAACTTTTTCTTAATTCTTTTTTTGTTGGATTCTTTTTATTTAAAAACATTAATCTCCTATTTCTTAAAACAATTTCCTATAATATTAGCCACAATCGCTATTGCCAATCCCATCAAATACGTGAATTGGAAATCTATCCCAAAAGCAAAAACAATTAAACTTCCGGCTAGCCAGAATATTAATCCTTCAAGACAAATACATAATGCAAATATGATTAATCCAATAATTATTCCTATAATTATTCCTATAATTGCTAATACATCTTTACTCATTATTTTGTTTCCTTTTCTTCTTATAATTAATATAAGTTCCTTTTTCTTTACCTACCCATTTCTTTGAAGGAAAGTGTAGTCTTTTAAAATTTATTAATTTAAATTCTGCTTGTTCTTTTTTATATCCAGTTTTTTCTTTAACTGCTAATTCCAATTTTTTTAATTTTCGTTCTACTGGAGATAACATATCAATAGGCATATCTTTATTCATTCACTACCTTTTCATTTGTTAATTCATATTCCACTATTTCATATTTATCAGAACTTAATCTATTACAAGTCATCGCACATTTTGCAAATCTAATAATCGCATAAAATTTAGGTGTGCTATTTTGCCATGAGCATGGCTTAATTAATTCACCTGTTTCTTTGTTCCTTATCGCATAAATTTTCATTGTCTAATTTTCTCCTTAAATTCTTCTAATACTTTCGCTCCATTGTAAGTTTTAGGCTGTTCTACCATATTTACTAATGTATCATAAGGCAGACCTAAAGCGACTTCTACCTTAACAAGCCATCTAGGGGTTATTTGATGATAACCATTAAGATAGTTAGTTATATTTTGTGGCATAGTGCGTTCCCTTAATCCAGCCTGTTCTTCTACAATATTAATTTGTTCGCAAAGTTGCCTTCTGGACCAACCTTTCTTTTTTAACAATATATCTATATATTCGTTAACTGAAATCATCTTCTATTTCTTTCATATGACCAATTTTCTTTTGATAATTATTAATTTCTATATATCTATCACAATATGGGCAATAGACATATTCTGTAACTATGTAATTATCATAACCATCAGCCATATCAGCAATGGTACATATTTGTATATATTCTACATGAATATCATCAGATTCATATGTAAATTCTTCGCCACATTTACAATACACTCTATTTTCAATATACATAGGCATTTAAAACTCCCATTCAATATTTCTATATTTAGTGTTTCTAAAATCTTCATATAAAGACTTAGTAACCCTTTTACCCTTTAAACACAAATAAGGATTCATTGTGTAATAGCAACTCTTTCCTTCTTTATGTTTATGAATAACATCTTTTTCAATAAGTTCCTCTATTATCCTACCACCACTTCTTCTTTTTTTTCTAAGAATTCCTGCAAGGTGTTTCGACCTTATTCTGCGACCATTGCTAAACCTTAATATTCCTGTTTGAAAATCTACATATTGAAATAAAGAAAATAATTCACTTCCATATTCATAAAGTTCATTACAAGCAATAGGATTCAATTTAATAAATTTTATTTTTATTGGAACTGTATCTTCTAAATATTCAATAGAAGCAGAACGAACTACCCTATCACCTGTTTTAACTTTCACTAAATTTTCGTTTTCATTTATTTCTTCAATGACTGTGCCATCTTCGGCTACTAAATATTTCATTTACCACTTCTTATAAAAAATATTCTTTCAGGTTTAGGGTCACCATCTTTTTTATATGGATTGTCACCAACTACTAGCCAAAAATAAGGATAATCGCCACATAATTTAATAATTTCTTCTAATGATATTTTAGTACTTCTATACCAGCCATTGGTTTGTTTAAATAAAGGCAAATGTTCACTTTTAATCATTATTAATCACCTTTATAATATTTCTAAACTTTCATAAATTATATATGAAATGTCTTCTCCATTATATTGTTTTAATTCAGGAAATTTCTTAATGTCTGATTTTGGTATATTAGTGCCAAATGTCCTATATTCTCTAGCAAATGAAGTGTTGTGTTTATTTAACTCAAGTTTCAATTTATTTTCTATATAGTGGCTAACCTCATTATCAAGATTTACAGGCTCATATTTATAATTTTTAGGAATAAGTTCTTTTGATTGTTCAATAACCTTGTCGCTCATAAATTCTACAAAATCTTTAGAATAATTAAAACTGTTTCTTTTAACTTTTACCATAACTTTTCCTTTTAAATCATCATATATTAAATAACTTTTATCTGTTTTGGAATATAACAAATCTCGTAGTCTAATAATATGATGATATTGTTTAGGATCAAATCCCCATTTTTCAAATTCTTCTGTCTTACTAGAATATTCATGCGTCAATGCTTTTCTTTTTTCATACATAGCACCTAAAATACTTTTTTTATTTGGTCTTATTTGTTTGAATAATTCCTTGATATATTTATCACCGATACTATATTCAGTATCCATTGCTTCAATATAACTAAAATTACCTTTTTTTATCACACTATAAAATGTAATTAAATCTTTAACATCTATTGTTCCATTTTCACATTCAATAGTTTTGCTAGTCACTTTTCTAAATATAATATCGTGTAATGATGGTAATACAATTGCCTTACAGTCAATATCACTTAATTTGTCAGCAACATTATAATTTTGACTACCATATAAACCTATATAAATTACATTGTATCCTTTTTCTTCCAAGATTCTTTTACGGTTAGAAAGTTCTTTAAAAATGTTATCCCTCATTTTTTTCCTATCACTATTTCGCTTCTAATAAAGGTAAACTTGCTTCTGTTGGAATATAAATTGTGGATTTTTCTTGACCAGCCATAGTCTTAACCCATAAATATTTAACATATTCATCAGTAAGTTTTCCGCCTTCAATTTCCATTGCTTCAGCCATACCTTTGGCTCTTTCAACTTCTGCTTTTGCGTTTAATTTTTCGGCTTCTAAATTTGCTTTTGCCTCTTCTATTTGGACCTGTTTACTATACTCTGCTTCTTTTAATTGTGCTTCTCCCTTTAATTGATTTTTCCATACATTATATTTAGGAAATCCCCACATACCTAATGCTATAACGCCTACTATTATTCCAAACATAGCAAACATTCCTATACCAAACATTAAATTATCTTTCATTTTTTATTCTCCTTTTAATATTTCTAACAATTCTTCACCCCAAATAGTTTTATTAAACTTTCCATTTATTATTTGGTTAAAAATAACTAAAAAATTAATATAATCTATTGCATCATTTATTCTTTGTTGTAAATCTTCCTTTTCTTTATTACATTTTTCTATAAAATCTAATTCAGTTGATATAAAGTTGCCTGTTATATTTAATATGTTTTCTTTATCCATTACTACCTACCTTATCTTTCCAATATTTTGCACAACTACTGTCTAGTTTCATTTCATCAAACGGCATTGTGCCGCATTGATAATCTTTATAAAAATCATACATAAAACTTATTATTAAATATAAAAATGATATTACTATTGTTATTACTAAAACTATTCCTAATCTTTCTTTACTCATGCTTGCTCTCCTTTAATAAATAATTTACTGCTTTTCTTATTTCCTCTATCGTTTTATTTCTAACTTGTAAATCATCTAATACAAATTTTTTGAATTCATAATCATCACACAATTCTTTAGATGGAAGATAATATTCTCCATTTATTTCTATTTTTTCTATTTCCTTTGGTTTTTCTTCTATTATTTCTATGTTTTTATCAAACATTCCATAATCTTCAACATGTTCTAATAATCCTTCCTTTGTCCAAATATGAATTATATCTAAATCACAACTACTAAAACCAGCATGATAAGGACCTATACAATTTTCATTCCAAGTATCTATTTCTAATGCACATATAGAAAAATATCTATCCTCGTTGGTAATAACATCTTTTCGTTTTTCTAAATCATAATCTTCTACCATTTTTTGCAATGTATCATTATCTTTTATTTTTAACATACTATTCCACCACCTTATATTCCATTTGTGCAAATTGTTCTTTTGTAACTATTGATTTGATATCTTTGTCTTGTATTCCAAAATACCAACCATCTGCTATTGTATATTGAATAAATATATTACAATCCTTACTACTAGGATGAATATCTCTTTCACTGATATTTTTTCTTAATGCAATAACTTCTTGGCCATTAACATAATCTCCTACTTTAATTAAATCAATTATATCGTAACTAAATCTTGCTTCTTTAATAAAATTATCTATATCTTCTTTAAAACATAATCTATCTTGAAAACTATATATATCTTTAGTTATTTTATCTAATTTTCTAATAAGACCATATTTAGTTCTTACATACATTCCTTCTTCTATTTTCATTTAATCACCCTTCAATCGCTTCATCTATTAACATTTTGTATAATCTTTCCTTTCGTTGTCGTTTTTGACAATCAAATTTCTATTTCATAGCCCATTTCTGCAACTATACTTTTTGCCGTTTTACCCTTATTTATCAATATCAAACTACCTATTTTTTCAAAGTTTATCCTATAAGTCTGAATTCACCTTATATTTGGGTTTTAACACCTTTTGTAAAGGGGTTTACCATTGAACAGTTACATTAATGTACTTCCATGTTTAAAATATCATTTAGTGCATTGTTGTTTCATTGTCGTATACAAAATATTGCCAATTATTCCATTAAAAAAGCACATTATATGGATAATAATGCGCTTATTGGATAAAGGTATATTAAAATATGGATAAATAAGAAACTCTTTTTATATATTGTGTATATTTATGAGGGTAAGTAGACCCCTATAGGCACTTTTTAAAATAGGGTTGGGGTATCTTTAGTATATAGACGAACGTTAAAGGACTAACTTTGCCCTTTGAAAATAAAGGCTTTAATACATTTATATTAATATATTGATACAATATCATACTATCATACATAATCACAAATAAAATAATAAAACATCACAATAATATCAATGCTTTTTTGTTTAGAAACACACTTGATAGTTTGTTATATTTTTTAATAAATAAGTTATGCTAAATAAATAATAAATAATATCTTTGTTTAATAATAGTTGTATTTAATAATATATCTATTTCAATATATATCAATATATACCTATCTATATATACCCATATATACTACCCTGTTATATAACTATATATAGACCTAATCATATATAGCCATACTGCATATATAAAGCCTTGTATAGACGCATTTCATATATAGATATAGTCAAATATAATGACTGCAATAATGGCTTGTTTTGATACATTTACATACTGTTATAAAAGTGTCACTTCCCTTTTAAAAACAAGGGCAAAAAAGTGTATTTTTTGTTAAAAAAACATGTATTTTCATTGACTTTCGGACTAAAAAATGTTATAATTAAAGTGTAATAGATAAGGAAATAAAGTTCTATTACAAATGGAAAATGTGAAGGGTTTTAGTTAATCTTTGTTAGGTATCAATTTTAATAAAAAGGAGTTGGTGCTTATGAGAAAAACTGGAACTAGAAAATTAAAAACATGGGTAGTAATACTATTAACATTAATAATATCTAAAGTATTTCTAACTGATGTATCATTAATTATATATTTGTATATGTCAATATCATTTTATATAGTACTTCAAATGATAGAATTTGACACAAAAAAAGAGTTAAAAAATAAAAGCAATCCAACACGCAATTAATTTAATAACTCTATAAAATGCCTAACAGGGAATTACTACATAACCCTTTCAGCATTTCCATTATATAATAGACAATTAAAAATGTCAAGAAATGGAGATTAAGAAAATGGAAAAATTAAAAATTTATTTAAAGGATAAAATTAATAATAGTTGGTATAAAAATGCTAAAGAAGACTATGGAATCGATGGGCATTTTATTGACTGTGAATCAATTGACAAAGATACTTTAAAAATTATATGGGAAGAAAATGGAATAGAAAAAGATAAAATTATTAATTATTATTGGGATTATAATTTTTACCAAATTTATTGTATTTGGATGGAAATGTAAAGGAGACGAATTAAAATGAAAAATTTAGAAGAAATTTTACAAGAATATTTTGGACTTAAAGGAAATTTATTTTTAAAAAAGCCTAAAGTTGTTGGTCGATATTATGACGGAGAACCCGATTATGAATACATGACTAAAAAAGGGGCAAGGGCTTATTGTAAATTAATTAACTTATTGGACGATTTAAGAAATTTAGGTGTTGTGAATTTTGATATCGACGATTTAGACGAGTTAACAGAGGGGGAAGAATAAAAATGACAAGTAAAATAACAATTTTAGAGAAAACAACGGGCGAAATCTTAAAATTAAATAATGCATTTAATAATATAAATGAATGTATAGAGCATTTAGAATCTATCAAACAATGTAAAAACATTATTATTAAAAAAGTTGAATTCAAGGAGGCATAGTTATGGAAAATAAAATAACAAAATTTTTACTAACAGATAATAGTGACAACAATTACACTGATTTAATTATATTTGATAAACCTGTAGATATAAATGATTTATATGAAGTAATTAATAAAGTTACAATTAAGTTAGAAGGAATATATACAAACGAAGATATTTATAAAGGTATTGATGAATTAAACGTTAATTACAATATAATTGATTTATTTGACGTTGAACAAATTTATTATTAAAAAAGGAGAATGTTAATGGCTAAAAAAAAGAAAAGTAATGGCTTATTAATGCTAATAGCGGGATTCTTAGGAGCCTTTAGTGGGCTTGTAGATATTGCTAACGAATATCAAAAAAAATAAAATTACGGAAAGGAAATTGCAAATGGAATTAAATAATTTAATTGTAGAAAATATTCAAAAAGTTTTAATAATGGATACAAATAAATTAAAAGACATAAATGGTAAAAACTGGGGTGAAATTGAAGAGTTTAAACAATTTATTAAAAAATACAAACTCAATGATGTTTTTGTAGATTATAATTGGTTTTATGAAAATTATAATTGCAACTTATTTATATATTTAAGAACATCTACAAAAAAACAGGAATTCGGTAGAGAAATAATACAAATATATGAATATTTTAAAAATAAAAATATAAAAGTATTTATCAATAATATTTATTGTGATAAATATACAGGTAAAAAAAATGACCGTCTAGGCTATCAAACTATATTAAATAAAGCAAAAGAGAAAGATTTTATTTCTGTTGCTGATTTGTCTCGAATTGGCAGAGAATGGGACAACATAGACAGAGCATGGCATTATTTAAAATATGCAGATATTAATATTATAGTAGTAAATAATGAATTGCTAAGTGCCAAATTACCAACTGAAGAGGTTAAAGAAATGACGTTGACCGATAAATATTTACAAAGTATGATATTTAATAATGTGGCTTACGGTGCATGTTTAAAAATTGATGACGTATCAAACGAAACAAAGAGAGGTTTAGAAAAAGCAAAAATGCAAGGTAAAGTATTAGGCAAACCAAAAGGAAAATACTCCACCATTGAAAATTTTGTTAAAACATTAAAATTACAAATAGAAAGCGGTCTTACTATGGAAAAGGCTTTAAAAAAGACACACTTACCAAAAGGAACTTATACTCAATGGCTTAAGAATTATAAAAAAGAATTTAATGTTAATGAAACTAAAGATGTTTACAATTTATTAAAAATAGATTACAATTAAAAAAAGAAAGAAGGAATAAAAAATGAATGAAAAAATTAACCTAAGAGAAAATTACGATTTAAGCGAAATAAAAGAAGAACTTTAAAAAGGAATTATAATATGAGTGAAGAAGAAAAAAACATATATAAAAGTTTATTTGAATATCCAACAAAAAAAATCGTTGAATTAGGAATAGAAAATGAAAAATTAAAAGAAAAATTAGATGTTATGGATATAAGAAATATGACAATCACAGAAATTGAGCAATACATTATAGACAACTACTTCAAACCCGCTAGAAAACATAATACTAATATAAATTTATATATGAAATGTGAAGGCTGTGGCAAGTATTTCCATTTAAATGAAATAAATTTAATGACACAAGTTTGTAAAAACTGTGATAATGAAGTTTATGATATTTATAGAATCCATGGAGGATTATAATAAAATTAATCAAAAAAAGAAAGGAAGATTGTTATGATTAAAAAAACAGTTGAAGGAGAAAGTTTGAAAAACAAAAAACAATATACTTTATTTTTACATGAAGGTGAAGAAGTTACACTAGAAGGCGAATCTTGGGAAGAAATTATAGAAAAAATAGATAAAGTATTAGATATTATTAAAGAAAACACCTGTTATTATGCAGGTTATAACGACGAATCTATTATAAGCGAACTAAAAGAGGAAGATTTATTATAAAAACCCTATTTAAGGTTTTTTTTATTTGTAAAATCTTTTACAGAGTGCTTAACTCTGTCTTTTTCCTCGGATTTTTTTCCGTTATTGAATCTATCTGTTGTACCTACTAAATAACCAGTAATACGTCTGATTCTTTCAAATTTAACTCCTTGTCCTATTGTTTTTTCTTTCATTTTATAACTCCTTATAACTCCAATTCCTTAAGACTATTATATTTTCTTTTATCAATACTATCAACACTTACTACTACACTATCAGGCTTACCACCTGTTACTACTGTAGGATTGATTTTATCCCCTACTTTTAAATTTTTGGTCGTCCTATAATAATATATTTTATTCTGACTACCTTTAGAATTTGTATCGAATTTTACACCTACTATCTTTTCCCGATTCGCCCCAATAGTTTGCAGGTTCCTTGTTCGTGAAATAGTTTGCAGGTTGTTGATTTTGTCAAATTTATTTTTTTTCTTCATATTCTGCATCTATCACTTTTCCTTTAATCGCCGCTAACTTTTTCTTAATATCATCAACATTAGTTTCCTTTTTATGCTCTATAACTACAGGTGCCTGTGCCTCTACCCAGCCATGCTGTGACTTCAATTCAAACATAGTAGATATTTCTCTTAGTTCCCCTAATTGAGCCGATACGAGTTTATTTGCTGTAATATAATCTTCAATAGTTCTCATTATTTCGCATTTTTCTGGGTCTTGAAGATAGTTATTGTATGTTTGAGTGGTTATGCCTGTAAATAAACAAAAAGTCTGCTTAGAAGGCGGAAAACTGGTATATTTATTTATCTCACTCATTACTTGTACATATATATCAAATGCTATGGCTAATTCTTGTGGTGTAAATGTAATATGTCCTGCTAACGCCTGGTCTGTTAAACTACGTTTGGCAATTAATGGCAATATTGAAGTTGCTGTTAAACCATTTTTCCCTTTATCGATATTTTCTTCTATATATTCCGATAGTTCTGTCGCCTTTTTTTTGATTTCAGGAAGTATAAATTCCTTAGAAGATTCTTGAAGTTCGTTTAAAATAGTTTGCCTTTGAATAGTTTCCCTATCCTTCTTTTCAGAAATCGATTTTGCTATATTATTTTGCATTAGTTTTCCTCTTCTTTATCCCTAACTGTAGATTAACATACTCAATTAAATCTTCTTCTAGTTTATAATAATATTTTTCTGCATCTTCGTTATATACATCATAAAATAAATACAACATATAATCATCTATATCATAGAACAATATCACTTTTGGTGATTGTCCAGATAGTTTTCTGTATTTTCTGTTGACAAACGTAAGAAAAGAAATGTTCCTATTATTTCTTGTCATTAACTATTCCTAACTCTTCTATCCATTCAATTATTTCATATGGTATATTTTTAAACTCTTCATCAGGACATTCTTTTGATTTCAACAAAGATAATTCTCTATGTATTTCTTTTATAATTTTAATTAAAGTTTCCTCTTTTGAATTTTTATTATATTCTATTTTTTTAACCTGCTCTTCTGAATACCCACACATGATTAAAAATTTCTTAAAATACATTAAAATGTCTTCTATATAACTTGCGTTTGAGTCTAATGTTACACTTACATTTTCTATTGTTTTATCTGCATATTCATATTCATAATTAAATTCTATCATTAAATTACTACCTTTATCTTTCTTTTTGTTCCATCTAAAATTGCTTCTGTTAAAGATGTTGAACAAGGGTGATAACCTTGTATTTCGCCATAAGAATTATTATATTCTAAGAATGAATTAGTCATTAAGTAATGCATTTCTCTTAATGTAAGCGATTTATTACTATAATCAGGAATATATATACTCTTTTTCATCCCCATTGGTGTATGAGTATGACCCATTATATACAAATCTGCAACAGCAATATTTGACATATCGGTTAAACGATTGGCTTTTCCACCGATTCCGCGTCCGCCACCGCTTCCATGATAACCTGAAATGGTATAGACCATAGGGGCTTTTCTTCCTTGTACTTTTTCCCCAAAATACAAATATAAATACCAAACACCATTGGCATATTTATCAAGTATACCTAACTGACTACATACAAGTTTTAACACATCTATATTTGTTTCTTTCTCACATCTGCGTTCATGATTACCCATACTAACAACTAATATTTTATCTTTTATAGGTTCTAGTAATTTTATTAACTGTTCTACTTGTTCCATTGGTGACAATTCATTTTCATAAACACTACCAACACTACTTTTTAATGTCATATCTATTAAGTCACCATTTAATATTGTAAATGTATATGGGTCATTTTTAACCTGGTCAATTGCTTCTAGAAGTAATTTTTTATTTAACTGTTTACTTCCTAAATGTATATCACTTAATGGAAGTATTTTTATCTCTTTACACGATTTATATTTTTTATCTTCTTTTTCTAAATTTCTTATTATAACTTTCATTTGTTCCCTACTATATCTTTTATCATTTTTTCTATATCAAATTTACTATTTACTCGCATCTTTTCTGTATCGATTTTAACACCATTTTTAGCCACATAATCAAGTGGTAAGGACTTTCTACTCGTATTCTTCAAAAACCTCTTATATTGGCTAATTTCTATAAAATATGTAGCATTTTGTTCACTAAACTCTATAACTATTCCACAAATGATTCCATCATACTTACTAGCCTCTAATAATCCTTCTAATTGATTAGTTTTTACATTTGAATTTGGCAAATTTTTACCTTTTGTTGATTTTAATTCTAATAAAAATAAATATGGTTTTTTATAAAGAATAAAATCACAAATATTTTTTGCTTGAAATCTTGTTCTTGTTCCTTTGTCCCATGAAGCACTTCCATCTTTTAAACGATAGATATATGTATCTTTCGGAACACTATTTTTAAAATTAGTTTCAAACCTTTTACCGTTATTTTGCATTAATTCCTTTCATAATGGAAAAAACCACAATGTGGCTTATTCTGTGGGTGGCTATTTCCACTTAAGCCATATCTTTGTAAAAAGAAAGGAGTGATACTATGGACGGCAGAGTTGGACTCGAACCAACGGTCAAGGATTTGCAATCCAATGCCTTACCACTTGGCTACCTGCCGAAAACCGTACCAATATTTACTATTTTGTTTCCTAGATAGGTAGAATGCTAGGTTCATTCCCTATCACAGTTTTAAACTGCTTTTTGGGCTATCGCCACCTACAACATTTCATAAATACCAGTACACTATCCACAATTAGACAGTACGACTGCGAATGCAATCCCCAATTGTGCTATTAATTAGCACCTTACCAATGATATACACTATTGCAATAGATTTCCGATTACCAATGTGCTAATCGGGATATAAGAGTACATATACCATTAGTAAGCGACAAGTTTTCACATCACAGTGTTTTTATACAAAGCCCTTACTATGATGCTATATTTGTCAGTTTGAACAATATCATATATTGTTATACACATTAAATGTATTATTTCTATCTTTTTGTTTTGCTGTAATGGGCTTGAAATATTGTTAAATTAAACAAAGGTCACTCTCTTACCTTGACAGGGTAATGTTTCTTTTTCAACCAAAATAAAACGACTTATTTTTTTTGCTGTACGACCTTTTAAAATTATATAGTTAGAAAAGGTACAATGCCCATTTAATATGCGTCTTAACCACTTGACTATTAGTTAAATTAACTAAGTTGGATTCGAACCAACGTTACATCCATCAATCGGAAGTTTTTTGCTGTAATGGGCATTTAATTATTATTTACCTATTTTCTTTTTATAATCTTCTAGAATTTTATCTACATAAGCAGTCATGTCAAATTTGTTTTCCAACAATTTTAGCATTTGGATATTATAACCACTTAAATATATATTTCCATATTCATCAAATTCTGGAATAGTTTTATTTCTATCATTAAAATTCCACCAAATTATTCTGGTATTAGCACCATGTTTTTTGAATAGTTCCATCGTTTCTTTTTTTGTTTGATTAGAACCGCAATCAAACTCCATGTCACTTAATACAATTAGATATTCTGGATACTTGTCTAATTTTTGTAATAGTTTCATAACTTTTCCAAAATCAGTATTACTACAATCTCCAGTATACATTGATTGATATTGTTCTTTTAATGTATCACCTTTAATTGTCATTAACTTAGGTTTTGATGAAAAAGAAATTATTTGATTAGGTGCATAAGTTGATTTAGTTGCTATTGCGTGGGCTACTGAATTAGCCTTTTCTTGTACATTGTCTCCCCAATTCATTGAAGCAGATGTGTCTAAGATACAAATAGCATCTAATTCTACACCTAAGGTAGCATTCTCTACTGTCTTTTTAGCAATTATGTCAGATGCTTCATTTGTTCCTTTTGTCGCAGTTTTATAAGCATCATGTACGTTTGCAGTAGATGTATTAACCTTCTTTTTATTTTCTTTTACATCCTCAATGTATTTAGCAAATCTATCTTTCATATCTTCTCTTGTAGAGAAAGTGTGTAAATATTTATGCATTGCCATACTTGGGACTTGTTCAAAGTTGATTTTATCTACTAAAGGATGTTTATATGAACCTTTATTAAATAAATCATTTAAAGGTGTTCCTTCTTCTTTTTCTGCATACGATAACTTATATTCTACAGTAGAATCTGTTTTGATTAACTTACGATACTCTTCTTCAGAAATATTCCACATTTTGCATAATGCTTTAGCAATTTTTTTATCTTTCCCAGTAAGTCTAGGCATCCACTTTTTAGCAAGCACATTATTATCTGCAAGATAAAGTTGAAGAAGTCCTAAATTGCTATTTGTAGGAATATGCCATAAATCGTCATACCTTCCTGCTTTTACTATGTCGTGGGAAGATACGCCTGATAATTGCATAAGTTTTCTTCCTAAGTCTCTACGACCCATTCCATATCTAGGGTCTCTGATGTACATAGCAAGCAGTTTTTCTCTATCACTTTGTCCAATATTTACTTGGTCTAGGTGTTTTTCAAAAAATGGAGTTAAAAATAGCAAATCTGCTAAATTATTACCTGTTGTTTTGTATGCAACATCACCATTTTCTGTTTGCTTCGTATTAAATATTTTTTCTAATTCATTCATATTATCACTCCTATTTATCTTACTTTATTTGGTGTTCCTGATAGGATTTGAACCTATATGGAATAAATTCCAGTGGATTTTAAGTCCACAGCGTCTACCATTTCGCCACAGGAACAAATGGTTTCGGGGGCAGGATTTGAACCTGCGACCTCTGGATAATGAGTCCAGTGAGTTACCGCTACTCTACCCCGAGATGTGAAGGATAGTAAATTAATACTATCCATCCCTAGAAAGGAGGTGATTATTATGCAACTAAATGCATAATGGTCCGAATGGAGCCAGGATTATCTCCTGACAATTATGTTATATCACTTTCTAAATTGTCGTTTCATTGTTGTTTAAATATTTTCGTATATTTTTTAAATATTTTCGAAAAATCCAAGTTGGGTCTGTAGGTTTTATATCATTGTAATAATTTTCATCAGCAACTTCATTAACTGCCTTCATAATAGATTTACCTTCATATTCAATTTTGTAATATAATCTGTTTTCTATTTCTGGCATTTTCGATAAGTTGCTTTTATAAAAATTAATTCTGTTTTCTAGTATTTCTTTTTCTTCTAATAAATCTTCAGAAGGATTATGTAGTAATTCCTCGTTAATAACCTGGAGTGCTAACTCGGCTGACTTTATGCAACTTATAATCATTAGTCGTCTAAGAAGTTGTCATCTATATCGATTTGCTCATCTTCCTCTGAAGAAAGAACTTCATCAATATCCAATTCAAACATTTCTTCTTCAACTAACTCGAATTGATTTATAAATACATATGGAACAGTTTGTCCGTCTTTTGTTTTGTAAAATGTTAGCCAAGCATCGCTCGGTAATATTTTGGTTTTATTGTCTAGTTCTACATCTCTTTTAAATTGACAATTAATGTAACCATTTTCATAAGAACCATCTTGTTTCTTTTTGCTGATTCCCATTCTATAAACGGTTCCGTTATCAAAATCCTTTCTGAAAATCATTATTGGATAATTAAAATTTAAATTCATTTTTTTCTCCCTCTTACAATCAATTTCATTCCTAAAATTTGATTATTCTCTACTATGTTTGGGTTATAAGCAATTAAGTCCTTATAATCTCCGTTTGATATACTTAAATACTTAGGATATTCAATTCCATTTTCATAATTTGGTTCAACATATTCACATCTTTGCTTCATAACTTTGTCTTTTTGATAGTCTTCTGTTTCTTCCACATCAGAGAATAGAACATCTATATTTTCATCGATTTTTAATAATTTATCTAATTTTTTTAAGTCATTATTTTTAGATACAAATATTTCTAAATATGACATAATTCTTTCGGATAGTTTTTTACCATTCTTTTTACCGTCTTTTACAACTAACTTATAGTTACCTTTTTTATCTTGCTTTTTTAATTTTTCGATTTTTATTTTGGCATCTTCATAAGTATAGTAAGCATCTATAACTTCCCAGCCCTTTCTTATAATGTATTCTGGTGTATGTTTTACAAAAATTGTAATGTCTCTCATGTTTTATCAACCTTCCTCTTTTATTTTGTATTTTTGTTTGTAATAAGGACAAAAGTCATGACAATTACAGTAATCTATACATCTCGTATCCGTTCCTGGTCTTTCTTCAATCCAGTAGTTATCTTTATCAGACTTTTCTTGTAAATTGTCTTTATATGCTTCCGCCTCTTCTAAGGTATCTAATACCCTTACTGCAGTTTTATTTTTATTTTTCTTAACTGCATATTTAGTTCCATTATTCCAACGTTCTTCTTCAGTACACATTGGAAGTTCTTCGTCTGGAACATTCTCATATTTTTTTAATTCTAAAAATCTTTCTTTGATATATTCTTCAATATATTCAAAATCTTTATCATTAAATTTAAATGGCACGACTTGCACTTGTAACTGTGGATATGACTTGTCCACTTTGGCTTTTGTCTTAGACCAATCTTTTAATAATGCAACTATTTCTGCGTTGTCTACTTCAAAACCAATTTTGGTAAATAGCCAAGCATAAATTAATAGTTGTCTATACCAGTCATCATAATCGCCTTTTAGTATTTTATAAACTGAAGTTGTTTTATAATCAGTCATCCTTTTTTGTAAGGCATCTAATAAATCCGCTTTACCACTCAAGAAATATCCTTTTAAAGATTCATCTAATATTTCTAAATCTTGTTTAAGATATTCTTCTTTGAATTGGGATTCACTTTCTTGAGCATTTTCTAAAACAGTGTGTAACGCTGTTCCAAATAACATCCAAATCATATCTGCTACGTCTTGCACAATTTCATCGTTATATCTTCTTGATAAAATAACTTGCCTTGTAGGATTCAATATAGTAGTCACACTATATTGATGTTCCTTTGGCTTATAATCGCTCTGCACAGCATCTACAAATGGTTGTGGTAGATTTAATTTATTACTTATCTTCATTTACCACCCTTTCGTAAATAACCTTGTCATAGCCTTTCTTTGCTAATTCAATGCCTTTATTTAATGCTTGTATATAATCATCAGCAGTAAATAAACTTCTACCAATAATGGCATCCTCTGGGTTCCATTCTAAATTGCAAACACTAAAACAAATATTATGTTCTTGACTGTTTATTCCTTGATAAGTGTCTCTATCATCATAATCATCATGTTCAACGTGACAAGTAAGTTTTAATTCTTTCATTAATCATTTTCCTTTACAGTTTTAATTTCATAACCTAATTCATCACAAATTTGCGTTAGTGTCATTTCTTTTGATGTTTCTCTTACTAACTTAAGAACGTTTTCATTTACTAACAGTTCATCTCCATTTCTATAAAATATACCTTTTAACTCGCAATGTCCACATCCAACTCTTTCTATTTCGAATCGTTTACCACTGTCAGCATATTTTGCCAAAAAATCAAGCGTATGTATTTGACAACCATTCCAATGATTAGCTGACATATCAGCAATAGTTGCGAGTTGGTTAATTTCTACTATATCTCCTGTTTCAAATTTCATATTATTTTGTCTCCTTTTTTTCTCTTAATTGTTTAATTATTTTATCTGCGTTTGCAGAACTTAATTCTTTGCATGATTCAATTTTTAATTTTGCATATAATTTTTCTTTTGTACCTTCTGGTTGTTCTTTTAATAAAATTTGTAATGTTTTTACTTGTGCATCTGTTATTGATGTTTTAATACTTGCTGTTTTAGTTGTTGCCTTTTTAGTTGTGTTTGTTTTATTTTGTTTATAATGTTCATTTGTATCAGCATCTTTATTATCATCTAACTGTAACAAACCATTTAAAGCATATTTTCTTGCATAAGAACTACTTGCACCTGTTATTTGGCTACCGTCCATTCCTTTTTTAGTTTCATCTTCTCTAGCAGAAGCAGTTATCGAAATTGATTCTCCTGTTTCTAAATCATGTAGTCTAGCAGTTGCTTCTACATAAAACCTACCATCACATGAAACTATTTTATCTTCACAGGTAAGAACACATTTTAATTCTTTACAAATTGGTTTTGATGCTTCCATAATATCATCACAACTTCTATAATAGTAATTCCCAAAACTGTTATATTGTTTTTTAGGAACATTTAATTTGTTTTGTAATTCACTTAATTTTTCATATAAAGATAATTTTTTATTTTCCATTAATTCTCCTATTCAGTTACTTTCTTTACACCATCTAATTCAATTAAATATACTTCTTTAAAAGCAGTTTGAATTGCTAATATTGTTTTTTCTTCAAATAATTTATGTCCACCTATTGCTAAAACTTCAGCATATAAACCTTCTTTTGGTCGATTATGATATACAAAATATTTTTCTAAATCTTTGCAGTTGTTTTCTTCAAACCAGTCTGCATACGCTGTATAACTTTTTCCATTATCTACAACTTCAACTGTATCTCCTACCTTAATTTCTTTATTGATTAATCTATTGAATGCTAATTCTGCTCCTATTGCAAAATCAAATTCATCATCTTTATGGCAAATGGCTTCTGCTTTATCAACGACCTTTTTTCCTTCTTTTAAAATTGCAGTAGTTTTAGTTCCATCATTGTAAATGTGAATTGTTTGGTTTTGTTTTATTAATTCTAACCGGTCTTCACAACACCACCAATGAATCCCATCGTTTAAATGCACATGATATGGAATCAAACTATCATCTATTTTTACTATTTTTCCTTCGCCATATAGTGTTTTTACTTTATCTTCTACCTTAAATTTTGTCATATTATTTTTTCCCCTTTACATTTACTTTCTTCTATTTTCTTTTTCAACTTACCAATTTGTTTATCTGCTTTTAATAATGATTCATTTAATTCATTAATTGTTTCGTTAGCCAAAGCAAGTTCTTTTTTTAATTCTCTTTTTTCACCACTTAACACCTGGCACCTTTCTTGAAAATGTTTAACAAGTTTAAGTGATGATTCTTCTTGTTCCAAAATTTCAACATATTTTTTTTGTAGTTCTTTATCTGCTTGTTTTTTTAAAATATCTTTTATTCTCATATTAATTTCCTTTTCTAAATATTTTTTTAAATTTCATTTTGAATTGCCCAAGTGCTGGAGCCTTTTCAAGTTCTCTTGCCCTTTGTGCAGTTCTTCTTGTGCGTTGTTTAAATTTCGCTACAGTATTAACTGATTCATTAGGTCGTCTAACATAATAGCCACCATTACGACCAGAAATACTTTCAATTCTAATTGGATATTTGTCATGCATTCCTTCACGCATTTTTTCTATATGACTTCTAAAAGTCTTATTATTATGAATATCAAACTTATCCATAAAGAAATTTGATTTTAAACGATTTTCTTTACCAACACATTTTGTAGTTAAATATTCATAAATTAAATCTGTTTTATTCATAATTTCCTTTCACTAAGTAGTTTATTGATTGCGTTAAGTTCATCTTGTGAAGTAACTACCTCTCTTAATTCTCTTATAAATTTCATATAAAACTCATCTAACTGTTTATCAGTGAGCGAATTTAATTTTGCCATGTTAGTAGATTTGCCAAAATATTTCTGACGATTACTAACAATGTAATTAATACTTGAACATCTGTCATAATGAATATCTAGTTCTGATAGTCCATATGGCTTTTTACAAAGCGGACAATAAACTCTAATGGAATTCTTATCTTGAAGTTTTTGTTTTTCTTTTTCAGTAAGTAAACCCTTAACCAGTTGATAAGGGTCTGGCGTTTTACCAAAATTATCTGAACTAAAGAAACTATCTAACGCTTTATCTACATCATCGTAGATATATGGTTCAAATACTTTATGCCATGTTTTTAAAAATTCGGTATCTTCTTTCTTACTGTTACCAGTCTGAAAAAATGGTCTAAATGATTTTATTTTGTTAATTATTTTTTGTGAATCATCTATTACCAAATTCCTAACCTCTTTTCTTCTTCGATTTCTTTTTTAACACGAGCAAGCATTTCTTCTTCAGTTTCTGTCTCTTCGACAATAACTTCATCTTCCCAGCGTTTACCATTAAGCCATGTGGTAGGCATAGGTATAAATTGTTTATTTTCCCATTGCTTTGTTTTTTTGAATAATTCAAGTTTATCAAGTATAGTTCGTAGTAATTCTTCGTTAGGCTTGTTTTTTTCAAACCATTTTTTAGTTTTTTGTTTATCTTGTTTTTTTGGATATGCTTTCCAAAATTTTTCAAAACTTTCTAAAGGGACTATAGGGTTATTATAATCTTTGTTAGAATAATCTTTTGTTAGATTAATATTTGTTCGGTCATTTTTGACATAAGGGTTCTGTCGCCCTTGACTAAAGGTTAAGTCATTTTTGACAGAAGGTATATCATTTTTGTTAGATATTAAATTATTATAATTTTCACCGAATTTATAATAAGAAAAGTTCCCTTTATCCTTAACATTTTTATGTTCTAAAATTTGTACATCACACAATTTTTTTAATCTTCTATACAAATTTTGTTTATTTATATTTAGAATCGGAAGTTTTTCTAATAAATAACTATAATTAACCCATGCATATTCAATTCCATCTATGCTTTTCTTTTCCATATTTGGATAAAAGTCTACTATCCACCTTAAAATAACCAAATCAATAACATCTATTTTAATTTCCATAGACTTAGAAAGTTCTAACACTTCAAATTGACTAAATCCTTCTATTGTATATTTCATTGTTTACAGTCCTATCTTTATTTGAATTTCTATACTAGGATAAATTTCTAATACTTCACAGATTTTATCCCATGTTTCTGGTTTTAATTTTGCTAAACCAAGTTCATAATAGTCATATGCTTGTTTAGAAATACCTATCTTTTCTGCCATATGATTCACAGAATATCTTTTTTCTTTTCGTTTTTTGCGAACTTCATTACCTAGTACAGAATAGTACTGTTTATCGATTGTTTTAATTTCTCTCATTTTTAATCACACCTTTCTTGTCAGTTTTATTGACAATTCAAGGCATTTGTGTTATTTTATTAGTGTTACAAATGCCAAAACTGTCATTTGTAGCAAGGAGTGATGTGAATAGTTAAACCGAAAGGATATTAATGATTTACATATTCCAATTTTTAAAACACTTATTTGGAAATAGTAATATAAAAACTGGTGATATTTCACTTGTTAAAATTACTATTAAAAAATAGTGTATATTCGTTAGGCATTAAGTTTTAGTTTGCAGACCGAACTTAATGTCTTTTTTTGTCCTTTCATAACAAGTACGCTCCCTGTTACAATACAAATATAACACAGAAAAATGTACGAGTCAATGCTTTTTGTTCATTTTTTTACTATTTTGTTCATTTTTTTACAACTTAGCAACTAAAAAGTGTTTATTTATAATGAAAATATGGTATAATTTAATTGGTGATTATCATGTATGGAGATAGAATTAAATTAGAAAGAAATAAATTGAACTTAAGTCAAGAAAAACTTGCTGAAAAGTTAAATGTTCAAAAAAGTACAGTATCAAATTGGGAATTAAATAAAGCACAACCAAGTTATGAAAAGTTAAAAGAATTAGCAACATTTTTTGGTATTTCAACAGATGAATTATTAGGACATCAAATAGAAAACATTGATGCAACGGAAAAATTAAAGAAAGTTCTTTTAGAAAACAATATTGAAAATGTTGAACAAGCGATACAATTAATTGAAGTATTAAAAAACACTAAGCATTCTTAGTGTCCTTTTTATATTCTTTTATAAAATTACAAACCTCGTCAATATCAATTTTGTTTATTATTAAATAATAATATATTTCTTTAATTTCTTCATCAGTCATTTTTTTACCAGCCTTTCTTCTTCTTTTTTACATCGCACAGCATACATCTAACATAATTATATATTTTTTTGTATTTACAAAAAAGGCAAAAACAGTAATTGGAAATATTTACCATTTTTAGCAAATTATATTTTACTATTTCCATTATACATCGCTTTTCGATTTTTGTAAACAAATGTTCGCTATCTTTTTTATTTTTTACGAACTATATTTTGTAAAAAGAAAGGAATGACATTTAGCCTATTTTTATTCTTCTATTTTGGTCTTATTTTGGTCTTGTTTTAGTCAAGAATAATTGTTTATTATGATTTTTTTTGGTTGACAAAATGGCTATAAAATGTTGCCTAAACCCTTATATAATAATAAAAAGCCTTGAATTACAAGACTTTAACATTCTAAATGGTAGCGAGGGTGAGACTCGAACTCAAACTTGTTTTCCCTTTTAAAATACAAGTTTTCTTTCACCACTCGACCAAGTTTGGTCTTGTTTTTGGTCTTGTTTGTATTTTTTTATTAATTCTAGTGCTGAAGTATAATCTTCTTCAAACAGATGAGTATAAGTTTCTAACGTTTCCTTGATGTCTTTATGTCTTAATATTGTTGAAATAACAGCAATAGGGACACCAATTGAAAATAGCCAAGTGGCACAACTATGCCTAAAATCATGAAGCCTAAATCCTGGTTTATCTATTCCTGCTAATTTAAAATATTTATTTTTATTATAATTTAAAGCATTAGTACTTATTGGAGTTATTTCACCAAATATATACCAATTTTCATTGAAACCATCTTTACTTTGTTTTCTTTCAATTATTTTATCAATTTTCTGGCATAATTCATCATCTAAATCAATAGGTGCTTTTGACGAAACTGTTTTCGGGTCTTTAAGTTCATTGGTTTTAGACAGTGTATGATTTATCATTAATTGTTTCTTTTTTTTGTTATAATCTTTTATCCTTAAGGCTCTTATCTCTCCTGCACGAAGCCCACAATTAAACTCTAAATCAAAATATGTATTATATTTCAAATTATTTTTGCTAACTTCTAATAAACTAACAAACTCACTATAATTAATAACAACATATTCTCTACGTTTTTTGCTTAGTTTTATTTCTTTTGGAGTTCCTATACAACCTACTTTCTTGGCAAAATTGCTTGAACAATATCCTTCTTCAACAGCATAACATATCATTCGACATATTTCGTTGTGAATAACATTAAGACGTTTTATAGAAAAATTATACCACTTATATTTTCTATCATTTTCATCTTTTTTCCATTCTAACAAATATTCTTCTTTTATGTTTGAGTTTGTATAAAGTTTTTTCTTCATTTGTATTTGCCATTCATGATAAAATTTTTGGTCAATTTGTGAAACGACTTTATCTGGATAAGTTGTAATTTGTTCTGTGTTGTCATATTCACAAAAATGATTCAAACAGGCTCTTATCGCCTTAATTGTATCAACATCTCTTTTTCCTTCATAGGTAGATAAGTATTCTTCTTTTAATTCATTTAAAGTTATTTCTGCCTTTTTTCTTTCTTGTTCTCTTTTGTTGATTTCTTCTTGTGAAATAAAAGTTTTCTTTTCCTTATCATATGTTGCACCTACTGGAAAAATTTCAGATGTTAATTGATTTTTTAATTTTTGTGCTTCTAAAAACCCATCTCTACCTGTCCAATTTTTGTCACGAATTGTAGTTTGTTTGACTACTCCATCTTCAAAATGAATATAAGGTCTAATCTTGTACAACCATTTGCCATTTGGCAACTTCTTGTCTTTTATAGGCATATTTTTTGTTTCTTATTTCCTTTCTCTATCTCTCTATCTTAAATATGCCACTCCTAAATTTTTACAACATTAGTATATCATAATAAACATATGTTTGCAATAGTTTTTATAAAAAAAGAAGATTTTTATTCTTCTAATTCCTTTTATTTTTTATATGGTTGAGAACATTCAATTCCTTCGTCCCTATCACATATAACCATTTTGTCAAAATCGACAATCATTTTACCTGATGGGTCATATAATTCTTCTATATCATGATATGGTTTATTTTTGTCTAATATAAAATTTTTTAATTTTAATATATTGTTTTGCAATTCATATTGTCCAATAAGTGTCGCCTCTGCCGAACACATCTCTTTCCCTGTTTCTTTATACCATTTATTATAATCTGTACAAATATCGTAAATAACCCTTCCATTTTTTTCAAAAGTCAAAAGTACAATAGCATCTGAAACATTTTTTTTCCATTGTCCCAATAAAACATCTTCTTGTTCTTTGACTTTTATTTGGTCTTCTTCGTTAATATTAGAATTTCCACATCCACATATTAATAAGCATAAACTTGCTCCTATTATCCAATATAACTTCTTATTCATCACATGTATATCCCCTGTTCTCTAAATCTTTAATGTGTTTATTAACAGATTCTGTATATTTCATTTCCATAATTGTTTTTACAGTTTTTCCTTCTCTTTTGGCTGAACATTTTAAAACATTGCTACTTTTAAGTAAAATTTTACAATTTTTATATCGTTTTTCTTGTTCTAACGCCTCTGACATTGTATATTCTCCCACGCTTATTTTTTTTATTTTTGTGATTTCATTTTTTTTGTAATAAATTTCTTCTATAAATAAATCATTATCCATTTTATGTTTACAGGTGATATGCTTGTTTAAGTTTTTCAATATTATTATTAATGTAATACTGCCAACTAATATAATTGTTAGACTTACCCCTATTATCCAATATATTTTTTTATTCATACTTTCTCCATTTCTAAACTCCTATACAAGCAAGTTAACTAATATATATCAATTTTTAAGCACAATGTCAATGAGTCTTTTCGTGTTTTTACAAATTTATTTGATATATTATTAACGTAGTATGTTGTAAGGTGTGAATTTATGAAAGTAGTAATCAAAAATAGGAATTATAATAAAGCAGATATAATTAAAATTATTAGAGATAGTACCGACTTAACTCAAGAAGAATTTGCCAAAGAAATAGGCAAAACTAAATCTACTATCCAAAAATATGAACTTAATTTAGTAAATTATCCTATAGAAACATTATTAGAAATAATTGATAAATTTGATATAAAAATAACATTAGAAAAACAATAAAAACCCCAAGATTTCTTGAGGTTTTTATTTTATTTCATTTGAATGGCGTCTATTTCCTTTCCATATATTCCAGCATATCCACTTGCGGTGTTATCTGCTTTCTTAACCCAGGGAAGCCATTTGCCACCTTTTAAATGTACTCTATATTCTACATATCCATAATCAGACCATATTTTTACACCATCTATTGGTTTATTTATGATTCCGCTATAAGAATTGCCATCATTTGAGTTTTTAGAATATGCACTTGAATTTATAGTAGATAACCAACTTCCACCTTTAACATGTGTTTGAATATAAATATTACCATTTTTACACTTAGCGCGAACTCCGCCTAATCCATTACCCAAATTACCAGCATAATCTCTATCATTAACTACTTCAGGTAACCATTGTTTCTTTTTATTGTCATAAGTTTGGTAGGTTATATCACCTGTACATGTTGGCTTACTTGAAGGCTTAGATACAGTAGATGTGGTACTACCACCAGTTATACTATCAGTGATTGCTTTAGCAATATTATCTATATTAGCGTTGTATTTAGATAAATCATTAGAATTATCATGAAAGCATACTTCTACTAAATTATCAAATCCAATATTAAGCATATATAGGTCTGTTCTGTTTTTTGCTCCTCTATTTGTTGTACCTATTGCCTTTGCCACTTTATTTGCCATTGTAGTAGCCTTTTTAGGCGTATTTTTATATAATACTTCAGTTCCTTTTGCCGAACCATTAAAGGCGTTAAAATGGACGCTTAAAGCATAATCATAGCCCCTTCTATTAGACATAGACCACTTTCCTAAAAGATTCTTTTCTTGTTTTACAGTAACACTATGTCCTGCACTTTTTAAATATTTAGCCACTCTATTTGCTAAATCTATTGTTCTATTTTTTTCTTTTCCTTTGTCAGCGCCGATAGAACCACTGTCAGTTCCACCATGTCCTGCTGATAATAATATCTTCATTAATTATCCTCTACATCACTATTTCTAAACATATCTAATATAAATGTCTTTAAAGCACTTAATCCACCTGTTAAGGCTCCTATAAGGGCTATTTTCATTTCATCTTGCGTAAATCCAGTAACTACCAATGATGCTAAGAAACCTTGTACAAAAGACCATAAAGCCCTTTCTATTAAATCCTTCCAATTAACTTGTTTTAATTTATCTTTAATCCTTGTTAACATTATTTCATTACCTTATTCCATTTTTTCTTTATATATCCATTACCATCTAATATTTCTGTATAATGTGTATAAGTTTCGTATGCCCTTTCTTTTTCAACTTCATCTAATGTTTCCCCTCTTTCAACATCCCTTAAAAATCTAACTAAGAAATTTTTACAAGTACTTTTATCCAACTCATATAAAGATTTTTTTATTTCATCTAATTCCTTTTTTTGTTCATCTTTTTTTAATTTGTTGTCTTTATGTATCTTTAATAAGGTTGGTATAGAAGCGGAGAAACCGCCAATTATCGCTACAATTATTTCTGTCATTAAAATCCTTTTTATATTTCAGTTTTCTATTTTTGTATATTCCAACACTATATGCCCCCTCTGTATATCACTTAGTGAAGAACCTACTTGAAAATAAATCTTTCCGTCTTCACCCAAACGGAAACCACCCTCCCAACTTTTATCACCTATATCATACAACCAGGGTATCGTTCTCCAGCCTCTGTCTTTAGAGTTAGAGGCTTTAACTAAGCAATTAGCGCTTATAAGGGTATCATAGGAATTAAAGCCAGTATCTATTGTGCTAATGGTATTAAAACCAACTACCTTTCTATAAATTGATTTGCCGTCTATCCACTTACCCCCTGTTAATTTTTCCTCTGTAGAATAATGATTATCTATCGTTATATCATCTTCTGTTAAAACTCTTTTGTCATTTATGTAGCATGCCTTTTTGTTACTACTTATAAAGAATATTGATTGACCTGAATCAATTGTTATAAATTGTTCTCCATAATCTAATTGGTCATAAACTTGTACTTGAACTATAAAAGTCTCATTTTTATTTACTGATAGTGCAACATTATTACAAACAAAATTATTAATATAATCATTTTTTAAAAAATTACCAAATTCATCACAATTATCAATAAAACTGTTTATTGTATAATCCTTTATCTCATTCCATTCAGACCATACATCATTCAAGCAATAACGATATTTAATATTATCAATCTCATTGACTTCAATATGTGTGGTTACATTTTTAGGTGATATTATATATTTACCTGTTATCGCTTCAAAACTGTTAGAAACTTCAAAAAACATAATATCTATATAGGAATTTACACTTATTTCAATATTGCCTAAACCAATATCTGAAAAATCATAATTTTTACTTTGTTCAATGTTTTCAGATGCTATTGATAAAGTTTGAATTGAAAAATCACTATAAATATTCAGTTCTGTTTCATATTCTTGACATATTTTTTTAACAATTTTATCTTTTTGTGATTGTGTAAGTTCTCCATCAGGCAACACTAACAAACATGTATTACTGTTTTTAGGGATTATAAAAACAAATGAAGAACTACACATTGAAGCGTTTGTATCTTCGGCATAATCACTGTCCATAGTTATGTCTATAGGTTGTTTATAATAAACTAAAGGAGAATCCGAATCTATTTCTAAATTGGGCTGTGTTAAATCTGATTGTTCAGATTCAGGAAGAGAAAATGTAGTACCTGTGATTTCTAATAATGTTTCATCCTCAAAATTATTGATTCTTCCTCCTGAAAGATTAATGGTTGGTTTTTGATAAGGAAAAACATAATAAGTTTCTGAAATTTTTGTCGAATTTCCTCGACTATCATAAGCAATTACTGAAAATTCAATAAAATTATTTTTATCTATATATGAATTTTCTATTTTCCCTAAATCAACAGTCATATCGTTTTCTGAATAATTTGCAATGATTGTCTTCCCGTCAAAGTTTATAACATAATGTTTTGGACTTGCTCCTTTGAATGTATTCATCTTATCTTTAGCAAGAATATTTAATTGAATACTAGAAGAATTTTGAATAAATGAATTAAATTTCAATACATCTGTCACCTTTTTATTGGTGTCAATTAAATTAAATCCACCAAATGTTGGTTCACCGTTAATAATAGTCATTGTTCTATTCAATATCGAATAATAAGTATTTCCACCAATAATTGTTCTTAAGTAAAATTTAACTGGCAATTTGTTATTGTTTGGTGATGAATTTCTTAACAATTCTCGTTCTTTTTCTGTTAAATTAAATGTATAAGAATTACCAGTTTTTGGAATATCTCTATATTTAATATCATCTTTAGCCCCAGTTAAAGAAATACAAACGGATAAAGAACTAATTGCATTTCCAGCAGGATTATTATATTTAATAGTAGGATTTCCTTCATCATTGAAGTTATCGGCCGATGTTAGATTAGCCTGTCTTGGTATTCTACTCAAACCTAAACTACCACTACTACTGGCATTACCAGGAGTATATGACTTTCCAGCACTATCAGTAACACTAAAACTAAAACTTATGCTTTTTGTTCCATCAGCGTTGTGTGGAATTGTTAAACTCCCACTTTTCAATGTAACAGTGCTTGACCCGTTATATGATTGTATGGTTCCTGTATAAGAAACTCCGTTGATGACTATTTTATAAGATATTCCTCTGATGTTCCAATCCCATCCAGTTTGTATTGGAGTTAGTACAAAGGAAAATGAAACAATTGATGTATTATTTTGTGTTGAAGTACCAGTTTCATTAACATTTAAAGTGAATCTGTGATGTCCTCTTGAACCATTTGCTGAACAATTTGCCATTTATATCCTTCCTGTAGAAGCCACAAACGCCCAGCCCTGTGTCTCGCCCTCTGTTATAGGCACAATTTTTATTGGTGGCATTTTAATTTGGTCCTCTACCTCTAATTTCTTTACTATGGTTGTATCTTTATTCAAACTAAACACTTTAGTTAATACTCCATTTATCTTTGAATAACCCGCAAACTCTAAGGGAGACATGATGGTATAGTCTCCATCGTATATTAGCGATTTAACTAATATCCCATCAACATTTATTTGAACTTGCGTATTCATTATTTCGCCGTTTGCTTGTGTCCATGATGATTTATATTGCCCAACAGAAAACATATTATCTGTGAATGTTGCATCACTATTTACCGAGCCATAAAATTCAATATTATAATAATCTGATTGTGGTAATAATGCTTTGATTTCGTAATCTTCATATTGTGCTTCTACACCACTTCCAAGTTCTATGGTATATAATTCTTTATCATTTGATATTTTTACATAACAGGTTCCAGTGATTTTCTTTTTAATTTTTGTTGAAAATGTATAATAAGTTTTTTCATTTTCTGGAATTTCAACATTATCTTGTTTGACATTGATTCTTTGAATTACAGACTTGTTATTTAAAGTAAATGATTGTCCACTAATTCCGCCAAACTTAGTTGATTCAGCATTGGTTTGAATTGTCAAAATTCCATCGCCTGATAATGTCCAATTATTAGGTGTGCCATCTTCTTTACAAGCAAACATTACTGAATTTTGTAGTAAATTATTTCCACCAGATTTTTGGATACTGGTTACTACTTTTTCAACATCTTGCATGATTTGCGAATAATTATCATCACTATCCTCAATAATACTTTGTATTTCACCCTTAATTTTGTTTACTTCTACCTCGACACGTCTAAAATTTTCTTTTGGAGTTTCATAGTTGTTTTCAATTCTAGTTTCAGATTCAGTTAGTGCTGGACTTTCAATAGTAGAATGAAACGCTCCATCAAATTTAAAAGCGTGTTTTAAGACATATGTCTCTAACATTGTCCCATCATTGGCTTCAAATTCGATTTTATTTCCACATTTTAAGAATGGCTTTCCTAAATCTGTAGTGATAGTACAATCTTGATAAGTAAAACCTTTCAATCTTTCATAAATTGCTGGAATGGCTTGTCTACGCAAATCTTCATTATAAAGAAAATAATTGTCTTTAATTGCAATTTGAGTTTCACCATTTTTAGTTATGTCGTCTTCATCTTGCATAACTACATTTTCGCCCTCAATTTGACTTTCCTTAATTACTACAGAATTAACAGGGCCATACTGTTTATTTAAAGTAAGAGTTGCATAATCATCTTTGGTAAGTGTTTCTGAAATTTCTTCATCAAACCACACTAAATCTATTTCTTCTTCATCTTCATCAAATTCAACAAATGAGCATGCTACTTCTGCAATATCACTTAAAACGTCTCTATATTTTTCTCTATTAGTGAATGGATTACCTGAAACTGGTAAATCACTATTTATAAATTCTAATGTCTTTGGTATATATCCAAGACTATGACACAAGTCATTATAAACGTCTGCTATTGTTATTTGTGTAGTTTCATAATCAGTAATTCCACATATGTATGGTTCATTTAATTTATGCAAAATATCAAGACCATTATATTCGCCGTTTTTAAGGGTCTCCTGGTTGTTTTCGCTATCTACAGTATATTTGCCCATATTTAAGTATTCCGTAGTGCTATCGTCGTATTTCACACCTATATAAGCCTCTATTTCGCCATCAGATAGTTCATAGTTATCTAATGTATTAATTTTGATAGATTTTGCATTTGTTGTACCAATAATATTACCGTCTACATAACAATCATCAAGGACTTCGTAATTAACTAAATAATCATCTCCTGTTATTTCTGTATATGGATAATATTCTATAGAATGTGTTGTTGGAATATTAGAATTAATAGTTATATTATTTGTTCTTTCAAATGTCTCAATAACATGTGAATCAAGTGTTATTGTTTCTGGATTTTGTTTTATATAATAAACAGTGACTGGGTTTTCTGATAACCAAGTTTTCCAATCTGATGCTGATATATTATTATTTGCAAAATACACTCCGTCTTCTCCAATAGAAAATCCTTCTGTAACTGTTCCTCGATATAATGATGAAGCACTTGCAGGTAAAAAATAATTACATAATGCTGGAGGAATTACACTATTGTTAAATGGTTTAATATCATCTTTAGATATATTAGAATATAATAATTTAAGACAACTTCCACTTTTATACCAGGATTCACTACCATCAAAGGTAATTTTACTTATTCTTTTGGTTAATCCACCAGATACAATATCTAACTCGTCAAAAATATCATCAATTGAACATAATTCATTATTATTCAAATTAATATTATCATTAATGTTAGTATTTGATTCATCTAGAACATACTGCAATAAATCTACACTTATTACATTAACTGTTTTTATTTCACTAGGATAATCTACACTTGGTGTTTTTCCATATTTTTCATATGCAGTATCTGCTGAATAATCTCCTTCAAGAATCATGGGATATACTGTTAAATTAATTGTTTTATTTTTTGTAATTTCCAAATAACTCCAACAATTACTGTCTGTTGCATATTGGTATGTACTTGTTATACAATCATTACCACTTATCCAATTTAATAAAGTATAGTTTTGTGATGAACTACGTGTTGTAAATCCTACGGATGTTGGAGTTCCCTCTATAATATTTTCTGCCTTAAGAAATGATGTATATACTTTCCCATTTGTTAATGTAAATCTGCAATTATCAACATTGTTTAAATTTAGATAAAAATTTTCAGTTGTAGTCCCTGATAATGTAATTGAATTGTCTTCATTAACAATCCATGTTATGCCTGATTTTGTACCACTTTTAGGACAAACAACATTTAACACATTTTTACCATTTCTAATTTCCTGTTCACACTTTCCATAAACAGTTAGTGATTTTAAAGGTTCTCCATTACTATCAAATGTATTTTTATTTGTAATTTTAGTATCTTTAGTTTTATATATGATTTTACCTAGCCTATTTGCATAAGCAGGTTCTTTGCATTCGTTTTTAAAGTTCTCAGTCATTAATCTCCTTATAATTCAATTAACGCTATTTGTGTACCACTTAATATATTTGGCATATAAGGGCTAGCAGTTCTATCTCCCCTATATGCATTGATTGTTTTAGTTCCACCTGTAAACGGATTATAAAATGTAATTGTCATAGTTGGTTTTTTTATGATTTCGCTAAAGAAATCTATAAATTCAGAACTTGTTAAATGGTTAGTAGCAAGGTCGAGACGGTATTTTGTAGACACAACGTTTAATATCATCTTACCATTAGCATTAGTGCTACGACCACTATCAATTGATACATCATACCAACCAACTGAAGTACCAGGGGCAAGGTATTTAGATATACTCTTGCCATTTATTGATACTTCCAACGTTTGACCTGATGCAATACGTGAATAATAATTTCCTCTTGAAGTAAAACTTTCAGGAGATAAGGTTTGATTTTCTTCCATTAAGCCACCTTAATAGGACTTCTACCTGTCCTTGCATATTCTCTATTTATACCATTGATAGCAGTTTCTACAATAGTTCCTTTCTCTGTTCTAGCGCTTACATCTACATTAACATTAATTTGTTGATTATTAATGGCTTGACAAACCGCTTTAGAAATTTCACCTATTACATCAATTTCAAATTCTATTTTGGAATTATTGCTTATTGTTTTCATAATTTCTTGTTTATGGTTTGTATTGATGTCAACAGGTTTAAAATTATCAAATTTAAGTTCTTTATTTACATATTCAAATGGTGATTCAAACGCAGAAACTATATCATCAGAATAATCGCTAATTTGTGATAATACTGTGTTTTTACCTTGATTCAGACCTTTAGGCAATCCCAATCCAAGATATTTTCCAAATTCGGCTGTTTTTCTTGATGGTGACTTAATCCCAAAAGCCGCTTTCATGGTTTTTAAGACATTGTTAGAAAATGAAAGTGCAGTACTCATAACTTGTCCTTGCCAATAATTGTTTTTTAAACCATTATTAAGCCCTTGTACTACTTGAATTCCCACGCTTGTAGAAATGTTTCCTTTCTTTAATCCACTCATAACTTTTTCTACATTTTTAACACCACAATCTTCCAATAATTTCCTTTGTTGACTATCACTTAATCCGTTTAAGTAATTTGCTATACTTGATTTAGCAACAGATGCGTATTCCCTGTCTTTTTTCATTTTGTCAACCATTTTTGTTGCCATTTCATTTGTTGCTTTTTCTAATTCTGGTGTTTTCTCTGTGATTACACCTGTAACATTTTGAATTTGTTGACGCATTTCAGGAGATAGTTTAGATAATTGTTCTGCATAAACATCATAGTTTTCTTCAGATAATGTTTTCCATGCCGTTTTTAATGGTTTAGACAATTCCGTAACTTTTGATGTTTGGTCTGTTAAATTTTGAGCAACAAGCATTAATTGACTATATGCTTGGCTTTTTATTTCAGTGTTTATTTCATTACCTTTATTTTTTTCTATGGCTATTATTTTTTCTGCATTTTCTTGAGCATGCTTAATTTCTTCACCTAAAGTCAGTTTTTGTTTACCTTTTTCTGTATTCAAAGTGTTTGTATAATTGCGTATTGCTTCTTCTCGTTTCTTTTCGTTTCCTGTAATAACAGATGTTTGCAACGTTTCGTAATTAATAATGTCTTCTACGTTTTGTTTATAGGCTTCGTCTGCTTTTTTTAATGTTTCTTCTGCGCTTTGAATGCTTTGTGTATAAGATTCCCAATGCTTATCCATTTTAGCAAATTCTAACAAACTCATATGTTCTTTTACGCTCTCATCAAGTCCATTATAAAGTATTTCTGTTTCTTCCATCCACTTTTTATATTCTTTTTGGACTTTATTTAAAGATTTTTGTGTATCTTCTTTTTTCTTCCAAAGTTCGACTTGCCTTTCAAGTGCGTTTGCATATGTTTTCTCATTAGCATTTAGAATTATTTCTGCTTTTTTTGCTTCTATGGTCTCTTGTATACTTTTCTTTAATTTTCCATAATTTTGAATAACACCATCAATGATTGAATATTCAATACCATAGGCTTTATTTAGTGTTCCCAAAATAAATTGCGCTCTATCTTCATAACCATCTTTGATTTTTCCGTTTGCATCTACTATGTTGTTCAACTCATTTGCTAATGTTTGTGCCTGTGTTATATGCGCTAACTCCGCATTCATGTTATCTTCAATTGCTTGTCTTTCTTCTTTAATTCCTTTGATATACTCTTTTAAAGATGATACATTTCTATCAAGTTCTTTTTGCGATGCACTTTGTGCATTTTTATAACCGTGCATAGTGGCTATTAATGTTGTTAATGCTCCTGTGGCTCCACCTATAATAGTTCCCCATGGTCCAAAGATTGACCCTATTGTTGCTCCGCTTGCAATAGCAGTTAAAGCACCGCCAACATAACCTAATGAATTGGCTAAATTAAATCCGTCTTCGGCTATGCTTTTCATTGACATACTAACAGCAGTAAGTCCAACTACTCCAGTTGCTAATCCAATTAATGCTATCTTAGCGCCATTTACAACACCAGTAAATCCATTTAATTTACCTGTGGTAGAAGATATAATCCCCTGTTGTTCTCTCCATGAATTTATACTACCTTTAAGGCTAGAGTGTGAACCTTTTATGCCTTTTATCATATTCGAAAAAAGAGACGTTGTAGGACTTATTAATGCTTTTACCACCCTTCCTAATCCACTAGACCCCATAACAGAGGCTAAAGTTCTGAATCCTTTAATTACTTTTGATGCAAGTAATGCTCCTATTGTTCCTAAGATAACTTTTATAGGCGTTAATCCTTTATTAAACGTCCAAAGACCTTTTTCCGCATCATAAGTAAAGCCTAGCCACTTCATAATAGCATCTCTAATAGCGTTTGCTTTCATGCGGACTTTTTCCATACCGTTTTCATAATCACCTAAAGCCGCTAAAAGTTTTGGGTTTATTCCGCTACCTATACCACCATCAATACCTGATGAAGATGGACTGGTAGATGTTGGTGTAGATATACTATGGATTTCATCAAACCCCATAGTTGTTCTTTGAAGTTTCTTAGCCTTTTTATCTGCTTTATCTAAATTATCGCCAATATTACTTGTAGAATCCTCTACGCCAACAAAAGCGTCCTCTAATGAACCTAAGCCACTATTATAATCGCTTATTTCAATACCAAACACCCCTGCTATAGCGTTAGCCACTTCTTTAATAACCATTACTACGGCTACGGCATATGGTAATAATTTAGCAAATGCTCCAACAAATAAATTACCTAAGGCTCTTTGTGCTTCTTTACATTGCATTCCTAATATTTTTAACTGATTTGCTGGTGCTTCTATAGTGTTAGCAAAGTCTCCTTGCGCTACTTTTGCTTGGTCTACTATAGCAATATAACGTAGCAACATTTTTTCGGCATAATTAAGTTGTCTTGGAGTTAATAATTCACCTTCACTATCACGCATATCCAATCTTTGAATGATTGGTTTCAATGAATTTTCAGTAACATCAAGACCAACAGCACGTAATGGTTCTGTCTCACCAACTAAACCTGCACGAAGTTTTTTCATTGCACTGGTATCAGATATGTTATATAAAGACGCTAAGTCAAAACCAATTTTAGTTAAACCTTCTGATAATTTATAAGCACTATCATTTGCAATTCCCATTGATTTAGATATTGCTTGAAATATACCTTGATAACGTAATGTTTCAGATTGATTTGTTCCAAAAGCCTCATTAATAGTATTTTGAAACTTCATTCCTTTTTCAGAAAGGTCATCTAAGGCTACATTATATAAGTTTAAATTTTCAGAATAATCGATTGACTGTTGTAATAAGTCGCCAAATGTTTTTGTAGCCGTTTTAGCCATAGCAAAAACACCCGCAAAGTTCATTGCAGATTTTAACTTATCTGCTTTATTAGTTACTCTATCAATCCCATCTTCCATAGATTTAGTAGGATTTTTAGACTCTATATTTTTTAAAACACTATTCATAGTGCTATCTACTTTTTTTAGTGTAGATATTAACTTTTCTAAAGTTGAATCAACTTCTCTAGCGTTTGCTTCTATTTTTAAATTTAATTCGTTTTGCATTTACCACCCCTAAACAGTTCCTGTACTTTCAGAACCCTGTTCTTTAGTTGTGTCTCTATAATATTTTGCTTTGGTGTGGTTTCCTCGACTCCAAAAGGCGTAGTTCTATATGAATGTTTTTCTTTTGAAAATGCGTTTGATAGTGAAACCGATAACGCTTCATAAAAATACGCACCTTGTAGCCAGGCGTTATAGTTTGATGTTTTATGCTCAAACTCTTGTTTTTTTATATAAGAAAAACGGTATGCCCAAAATAGTTCTGGGTCTTGTTTCCAAAACTCATCTGCTGACATACCGTACTGAAGTGCATAAGGA